GTGCATACACTACTACGAGCACCCTAAAGTCAATCAGGGCTACTTTGCACCTACTTACCCACATATACGCGACATTTTCTATCCTACGATTGAAGAAGTCGCTTACAACATGGGCTTAAAGGTTGATATAAAAGAGGGCAACAAAGAGGTTCACTTTTATAGCGGTAACACTTATCGCGGCACTACGATATGCAGATCAATGGAAAGGCCGCATACGATTGTCGGCTTCAAGATTGGTCATGCGCTTATTGATGAATTAGACGTTATTGAAACTAAACGCGCTAAAGATGCATGGCGTAAGATTATTGCCAGGCTGCGTTATAACGATGATAGTTTGCGTAATGGTGCTGATATTACAACGACACCAGAGGGCTTTAAAGAGACGCACAGGTTATTCGTTACTGAGTTAAACAATAAGCCAGAGCTTAGAAACTCATACGGCATGATTCAGGCATCAACCTATGACAATGCTGCAAACTTGCCTGATGACTACATTCAGTCACTGATTGACACTTACCCATCAGAATTAATTGATGCTTACCTTCGTGGACTGTTTGTAAACTTAACAAGCGGCACTGTGTACCGTGCATATAACCGCATAACACATAACAGTACAGAAACAATCCAGCCTAATGATGTATTACGCATAGGCATGGACTTTAACGTCATGAAAATGGCAGCAACTATCTATGTGGTGCGGACTAATGGATGGCACGCAGTCGCAGAACTTAAAGACTTGTTTGATACGCCAGACATGATACGTGTCATTAAAGAAAAATGGCCGACACATAGAATCGTTATCTATCCTGATGCTACTGGTAAAAACCGTGAAGCGAACAATGCAAGCGTGTCTGATATCTCTTTATTGTTGCAAGCAAGATTTGAAGTTAAAGCGCATAACGAAAACCCTGCTGTAAAGAACAGGATTAACGCAACTAACAAACAGTTTGAAGTTGGTAAGTTATGGGTAAACGCTAAAGAATGCCCGACAGTCGCAAGTAACTTTGAACAGCAAGCATACGATGACAACGGTGAGCCTGATAAGAAGGGCGGATTCGATCACCAAAACGATGCAAGCACATACCCTATCGCTTACGAGTTCCCTATCGTTAGAACAATGCAACGGATAAAAACTATTGGATAAAAGATGCTAGATACCACAAACCCACAATACGATAAATGGCAGCCTATATGGAAGAAATGCCGTGATGCTATTGATGGGCAGGAATGGGTGCATGAAGGCGGCGAAACCTATCTGCCAAGCCCTTCTGAATCGTGGAGCAATAAGTTTTATAATTCTTATAAACTACGCGCGACATACTTCAATGCTTGTGGTCGCACATTGGATGGCATGACAGGCTTGATATTCCGTAAGAAGCCAGAGTTAGTATATCCAGCAGCGTTAGAGCCTATCATCAATGATATAGACATGGCTGGTAGTGACTTAATGGCATTTGCCGAGCAGTTGGTTGATGAACTAGGGCGCGTTAGTCGTGTAGGCATTCTGATTGATTACCCTAGTACACAGACTATTGGCTTAACCGTAGCCGAAGCACAGACGCTCGGTCTTAGGCCATACGCAACAATCTATAAGACTGAATCAATCCTAGACTGGCGCTATGAACGCATCAATAACAAACAGATGCTGTCAATGGTGAAGTTGAAAGAGTGCAAAGAGGTGCAGGTTGACGAGTTCGAGTATAAGAGCGTTGATTTAATCCGTGTGCTTGATTTATTTGAAGGTCGCTATCGTGTGCGTGTGTACGAGAAAAAAGAAAGCGGATATGTTCAAGTTGGCAATGATCTATTCCCATTGATGAACAATGCGCCTATTCGTGAGATACCGTTTATATTTGACAGCGTGAATGGCCTTGATAGCGATATTAAAAAACCACTATTACTCGACTTAGTTAACCTTAATATCAGCCATTACAGATATGACGCTTGCTATACTCATGGCCTATTGTTCACAGGATTGCCGACACCTGTGTTCTTTGGCGTGATCCTTGATGATAACGATAAGATAAACTTAGGCAGTACAGAAGCATTAACATTTTCTAACCCTGATGGTCACGCTGAATATTTAGAGTTTAAAGGTCAAGGACTTCAAGAATTAAGAGAGGGGTTAAGTAAAAAAGAGCAACAAATGGCATCTCTTGGTTCACGTATGCTATCACCTGAAAAGAGAGCAGTAGAATCAGGTGAGGCCGCAGCAATCCATCGCAGTGCTGAAAACGCTGTCCTGGCTTCACTGGCACATTCAGCAAGTAGCGCATTAACACGCACCTTACAATGGCTGGCAATGTGGGCGAGAGCAAGCGAAGAAGTATCGGTAACGCTTAATACAGACTTCATGCCCAAAGAGATGGATGCAAATATGTTTAGAGAGCTGACAAATGCTTATCTGACAGGTGCTATTTCATACAATACTTATTTCTTCAAGCTTAAAGAGGGTGAAGTTATCCGCGAAGAGGTACAGGAAGAAGAAGAACAGGAACGATTAGAAGTGCAAGGATTAAGCGGCATAACAGGCGAATAAATGGAAACAGCGAATGAGAAGCTTTTAGACCAAAGCATTAACCATGCAGTAGAAATGCAAGGTTACTCTAATAGCGTTGTTAAAAAAATGCTTTCTATTTTAAATAGAGCAGATGCTGATTTATTCCAAAAAATAACTTTAGCAATTGAAAATTTACCAAGATCGCAAGTTAATATAGATAGGTTAAATAGCTTATTAAAATCTGTTCGGGAATTAAATAATCAAACTTATGTAGAGATTAAAACCGAATTAAATGCAGAACTTAAAGAAATGGTTGCTTATGAGGTTCAATATCAGCAAGCCTCTATTAAGTTATTAATTCCTGAGCAAGCTGCATTTACAACAGTATCTCCAGTTCAAGTTTATGCCGCTGCTATTGCAAGGCCTTTCCAAATCAGCAAGGGCGGAGCAGTCCCTTTAAATGAATATTTATCTGGACTTAGTGAGGTTAGAGCGGCAGCAATTAGGGATGCGGTTAGGTTAGGATTTATAGAGGGCGAAACAATACAGCAAACTGTAAAAAGAATTAAAGGAACAAAAGCCTTGTCTTATACAGATGGATTGATGGAAGCCTCTAGGAGACATATAGAGGGCATGGTTAGAACAGCAATCAACCATACATCAACATTTGCAAGGAACTCTATATTTGAAGCTAATGAAGATATTGTAAAGGGATGGAAGTTTTTATCTGTATTAGATAATAGAACGTCAATTACATGCGCTTCACTATCTGGAAGAATATATCCAGTTGGCAACGGGCCAATGCCACCTAGGCATATTAATTGCAGGTCAACTATGGTTCCTGTATTAAAATCATGGAGAGAGCTTGGTATAGATATAGATGAAATATCACCAAGCACTAGATCATCATTAGATGGGCAAATTCCTGAAGACATAACTTTTAGCGATTGGCTTAAAAAGAAAAATAGTAAATTTCAAGATGAAATACTTGGAGCTACAAGAGGGAAGTTATTTAGAGAAAATAAAGCAGATGTAACTGTTTTCACTAATAACAAAGGCGTTGTTTACAGTATAGAAGAGCTTAAAAAGAGAAATTCAGAACTGTTTGTAAAGGCTGGATTATAGTATAATAGACGAGCTGGCAAGGTGTACCACCACCTAACCAGCTCTAACCAAACAACTCAGATAAGGAGTCATCATGGCTAAACGCGATTATATACCATGTGCTTGTTGCAGCAAAACATTCAAGCCAGTAAGAGATACAAATTTATTTTGTTCTAATGCCTGTTATAAGAAAAACAAAAAACCACAACCTAAAACTTGTCAACAGTGTAAATGTAGTTACTTAAAGAAATTAAATCAAAAGGCATCTAAATTTTGCAGTAACGATTGTTTGCTAGAAAGCAGAAGAGTAAAGCCACATACTTGCGTAGTTTGCGGAACTATTTTTACACCAGTTAAGTTTAAGCCTAGTGTAGGTAAATATAGAAAATACACAGGCCGCCATTCTTGCTCTGTTGAATGCGCCTTTATAGATAAAGGCAGACGAACAGCAAAAAGAATGCATGATACTAGAGATCAATATACTGGTAAAAATAACCCTAATTGGATAGGCGCTTGTTTAAAGAAAAACAAATCGTATAGAGGCCATGATTGGCGATTAATTGCAGAGCAAGCGCGTAATAGAGATAAATATTGCTGTAAGCATTGTGGAATGACTAGCGAAGAACATTTTGCTAAATGGAGTAGGGTTTTAGAAGTTCATCATATCATTCCATTTTATGAATTTACAGATCATACTAAAGCTAACAGTTTAAGAAATTTAATTACATTATGTAAGCGTTGCCATAGAATTGCTGATGGTGCTATTAAGCATAGGCAATTGTTAATTAACTTTAATGATGAACAGAGATTAAAGCCAAAAGATGGATTAAGCAGAGGCTCTAAAAACGCCAATGCAAAATTAAATGAAATTCAAGTAAAAGAAATAAAAATGCTTTTTCTTCAAGGCGTTACAAATATTGCTATTGGTGAAAAATTTAACGTAAGTAAAAGTATGATATCAGCTATTAGAACTGGTCAAAATTGGAAGCACGTAAGCTTAAATTAGTTAATGGAACTAAAGCGCCTCGCAGTTTAAAAGAGGCCGTTAGAGAAGACTTGCGTAAAACAAAAGTAAAAGAATACATACAATGCCCAACATGTGGCAGCAGAACAGCAATACCATTAGAAACAGCAGGAATGAAACAAAAAGCATGTGCATTCTGTTTTATAAATGAAAAACGAATAGTACTAATGGAATAAACATATTTAAAGTTTTACCGAGCCTCATTAAGTCGTACTTAGTGGGGATTTTTTACGTCTGTGACGTGCAGAAATGAGCTTGTAGCTCAAAGATAATAGGCAGTGCCTAGAAAGCAATCATCATGAAACTAGAAGATTTAACACAAGAGAAATTAGACGAGTTACTTGGTTCAGTAGAGGCGTTATCAGAATCAACCAAGGGATTAAAGGCAGACCTAGCCAAAGCGAAAGCTAAAGCCAAAGGTGCTGACATTGACCCTGAAGAATACGCAAATCTGCAAACGCAAGTAGCCGAACTAAGCGACAAGCTGAGTAAGTCTGAAAAGGCATATAAAGCCGACACAGAAAAGTTAAGTAAATCACTAACTGAAAAAGACGGGGCTTTAACCAAGTATCTACTCGATGCGAACTTAACTGACAACCTAGCAAAAGCGCGTGTTAAACCAGAACTCATGGATGCTGCAAAGGCATTGCTCAAAATGCAAGCCACTATCAAAGCTGAGAACGGTGAATATTCTGCACTGATTGGTGATAAGCCGATTGGTGACTTCGTAAAAGAGTGGACAGGTTCAGACGCTGGTAAGCACTTCGTATCTGCTGACAATAACAGCGGTGGTGGTGCTAACGGTGGTGGCAATAACAACAGTAACAGCAAGACAATGACACGTTCCGCTTTTGATGCGGCAGACCACGGCACTAGGGCTGCATTCGCTAAAGCTGGCGGCACAGTCATTGATGGATAAATAATTTAATTTTAAGGATAAAAAATGGCTAATACTTTAACCAACCTGGCGGCTGATATTTACAAGGCTGCTGACGTAGTAGGTCGTGAACTTGTAGGCGTGATTCCTTCAATCACAATCAACGGTGACGCATCAGAACGCGCTGCTAAAGGCGACAACATTCGCTCACACTTTACACGTACTCCAACTGTGAACACATCATACGCACCAAGTATGACAATCCCAGAGGGTACAGATCAGACAGTTGACAACAAAACACTGGTTGTTGACAGCTTCGCATCTGTTCAAATCCCTTGGACAGGTGAGGACATCAAACACGTTAATAATGGCTCTGGCTTTGAAACCATCTACGGTGATCAGATTCAGCAAGCATTCCGCGCTATTAACAACACTATTGAATCATATATCTGGGGTGTAGGTCGTGCTGGTGCTTCACGCGCTTACGGTACTGCTGGTACAACTCCATTTGGTTCAAACTTCAATGAAGTTGCTGAAATGCGTCAGATTCTGGTAGACAACGGCAGCCCTGCTGATGATGGTATGTCATCTTTGGTAATCAACACACTGGCTGGTACTAAATTGCGTAACTTGGCGCAATTGCAGAAAGCTAACGAAAACGGCTCAGATCGTTTATTGCGTCAAGGCACATTGCTTGACTTGCAAGGCTTGATGTTAAAAGAATCAGCGGCGCCAGTAAGCACAACTGCTGGTACAGGTGCAAGCTACACATCAAACACTGCTGGCTATGCAGTAGGTGCAACATCAATCACATTAATCACTGGTACAGGCACTATTCTGGCTGGTGACACTGTGACATTTGCTGGTGATACCAACAAATATGTAGTTGCAACTGGCGTAACTGCTCCAGGCGTTTTAGTGTTAGCCGAGCCAGGTCTTAAAAAGGCATTAGCGGCATCTGCGGTAGCTTTAACTGTAGGCGCGGCTGCAACGGCCAACTTGGCATTCCATAAGTCAGCAATCGAGTTAGTAGTACGCCCTGTTGCTGTACCTTCTGGCGGTGACGCTGCAACTGACGTGATGACTGTACAAGACCCGTACTCAGGTTTGGTATATGACATCTCAATGTACAAAGGCTACAAAAAGGCAATGATAGAAGTATCTTGCCTGTACGGTGGCAAAGTATGGAAACCACAACACGTGGCTCAATTATTAGGCTAGTAGCTTAGTAAGTGGTAAGCCTTTCAAAAGAGGGCTTACTGCTTAACAAGTTGCATCAACTAAGGAATATTTATGGCATTGGTCGTTGAAACAGGTACAGGCAGTGCAACTGCTGAAAGCTATATCAGTGTAGCCGATGCCAGCACATACCATACGAACAGAGGTAACGCAGCGTGGGCTGCATTAGCAAGCGATACAGTACGTGAACAGTGCTTGCGTAAGGCTACTGATTACATGGAACAGGCTTATCGTCTGCGTTGGCTAGGTTATCGTGTAACGATTACACAAGCGTTGTCATGGCCTCGTGATGAGGTACAAAGGCTAGATTTAACCTTATTAAATCAATACTCATACTATGAAAACAATGTTGTACCGCCAGAAGTTAAAAACGCCTGTGCTGAATTAGCACTCAAGGCCGCATCAGGTGAACTATTGCCAGACTTAGGGCAGGGCGTAGTCATGGAAAAAGTAGACGTTTTACAAATCGAGTATGACAAGTACAGCCCACAGTCACCAAGATACACAGCAATAGATCGCTTACTAGCACCGTTTTTAAGCGGTTCTAGCGTATCTCGCACGGTGGTGAGAGCATGACCTTTGACTATAACAAATCAGCAGCCACAGCGTTAAAGCTAATCACCAAGTTTGGCGCATCTGCAACACTGATTAAACGTGCAGAAGGTGCTTACGACCCTGCTACAGGTAGCAACAGCATCACCGAAACAAGCTACACAGTTAAAGTGGTATTGCTTAACTATCGTGCCAATGAAACCAACACGCAAGGCTCACTGATACAGGCTAAAGACCGCAAGGTAATCATGCAAGCGACTACTGTCACGCCTGATGTATCAGATACATTTACATTTAACAGTGTGACATATCGCGTGGTTGAAGTTAAAACGCTTAGTCCTAGCGGTACTAATGTTCTGCATGAATTAAGAGTGAGTGTATGAGCTTTAGTGCTGACATATCGCGCTTTATTGGCAAGACTGAAAAGAGCGCAGAGCAAGCAGTACGCAGGATTAGCTTAGACCTATTAAGTCGCGTTGTACTCAAGTCACCAGTGGACACTGGTCGCTTTCGCGCTAACTGGTATGCATCAATCAATTATGCAAGCAATCAGGTATCAACCAGCGTAGATAAAAGCGGTGCGGATTCAATCAGGCGCGGTGGTTCAGCCATTAACAGCTACAAGTTAGGTGATGCAGCGATTTACCTTACAAACAATCTGCCTTATGCGTACAGACTTGAAACAGGCTACTCAAAACAAGCGCCTACTGGCATGGCTAGACTGTCAGTCATGGAAATAGCGAGTAAATATAAATGATTAAGAAAATCAGACAGGCTTTAGAAACAGCGCTAACAACATGGGCGGTAGCACAAACGCCAGTTATGCCTATAGCATTACAAAACAAATCTTACGTGCCTACTATTGGCGTTAGATATGTGCAAGCCAATATATTATCAGCAGAAACAGAAAACCCTAGTCTTGGTGATGCTCACAAGCGTTTTGTCGGAATATTCCAAATACTGATTAACGTAAAAGATAAGACAGGGCCAGGTGAGGCTGAAACAATCGCAGAAAGCCTATTTACTACATTCGCGCGTGGTGAATCATTCGCAGCATCAACTGTGACTGTTCGCATACTGGATAGCCCTAGTGTACTTCCATCATTTAACGATAACGGCTGGTATGTACTGCCAGTATCAATACGGTATCAATCAGATATTTATTAAGTAAATCTTACACACAGCGCCTTAGGGCGCTTTTTTACGCCCTAAGAAAGGTAAATTATTATGGCATTAGCGACAGGTGTAGCAAAACAAGTACGATACAAAAAAGAAACCACATGGGGAACAGCAGCAGGGGCTACTGGTGGCCAGTTACTACGCAGAGTTACCTCAGATTTAGACCTGACAAAAGACCCGTATCAATCAAATGAAATCCGCGATGACTACCAGATCGCTGATTATCGTCATGGTGTGCGTACTGTGATGGGTTCTATCAATGGCGAACTATCACCTAAGACATACGCTGCGTTTATCGCGGCAGCATTGCGTAAAGACTTTGTTGCAGGGGCTACGACAGGCGCAGGCATTACTCATGCAGTAGTCGGCTCAACATTCACCGATTCAGGGAATGGATTTATTACTGATGGCTTCGTGGTTGGTAATGTCATTAATGCGACAGGATTTGCCACAGCAAACAACAATAACCATTATGTGCTAGTGACAGCAGTAACGGCTGGGGTTATTACATTCACTCCATTGGATGGCGTAGCACTGACAGCAGAGGCCGCAGGGGCATCAGTTACCATTTCAGTTGTAGGAAAAATTTCTTATACGCCTGAAACTGGACACACAGACGATTCTTTCAGTATTGAGCATTTTTACAATGACATTGACCAGTCAGAATTATTTACAGGCTGCAAGGTAAACACTATCGAAATCGGTCTGCCACCTACAGGCATGAGTACCATCAATATTAACCTGATGGGTAAAGATGTAACCACAGGCGTTACTGAATACTTCACCACTCCAACAGCAACTACAAACACTGGCATATTAGCTGCGGTTAATGGCGTAGGTTACGCATTAGGCTCACGTCAGACTCTTATCACAGGCTTAACCATTAACTACGCTGGCAATATGTCAACTGAGCCAGTTGTAGGCTCAAACACTGTGCCAGATATCTTTGAGGGGCGTGTAGTCATTAACGGCAACCTGTCAGCATTCTTTGAGAACGGCAACTTTAGAGATGCATTCCTTGATGAAGATGAGATTGCATTGATGTTCGTGTTCACTGCTGATAACACACCTAATCCGGACTTTATCTCATTCACTATGCCTCGCGTAAAACTAGGTGGCGCATCTAAAGACGATGGCGAAAAGGCAATTATCCAGACTATCCCATTCCAGGCACTATTTAATGACGCTGGTACAGGCGCAAGCAAAACAACGCTACTGGTTCAGGATAGCTCAGTCGCTTAATTTACAGCCCTTCGGGGCTTTTAAGGTTACACATGGATATTAGCAAAATCAACATTGTTAAAGCGGCAACGGATGGGATTGATGTAGATATATTCAACCCTGCTACAGGTGATAAAACAGACTTAAAGATTCGTGTAGTTGGTGCAATGAATGCTGCATATAAAGATGAAGTTTTTATATTACGCGCAGAAATTGAAGATTTTAAAGAGCAAAACAAACTCCCAGCCGATGCAAGCAATAAGCAAAAAGCAGAGTTTGATATCAAGGTCGGCAAGTTTGATGACAATTTAACAGCTAAGTTTTTAGCTAAATACACACTAGGCTGGGAAGGCATGGAAGAGAACGGAAAGCCTGTACCTTTCAGCAAACAAGAAGCCGAACGTATTTATGCTGAGTACCCGATTATTCTTAGTCAGGTACAACGTGCAATGACCGACTTAGCAAATTTTATGAAGGCTTAACTAGCTGTCTCGTTGAGTGGGTTAAGTCTGAGGTCGTACTGAGCGAGAAACAGAAAGACGGTTGCACACTTAGGCAACACTTAGAAGCGGTTTATAAGGCAACTAAGAGAAAGCCAGAGCAGTTAGAGCAGCCAGAACTGCCAAACAAGGTTAAGCACATATTAAGACTGTATGGAGACTTATCACAGGGGCGGCAGTTTGGCTTTAGTGCAAATCCCATCAGCAGCACAGAAATTCAGGCATGGCTACAAATCACAGGCAGAACACTCAGCAATTGGGAAATTCAAACACTTCGCGCAATAGATAGGGCTTATTTATCATGACAGATATTGCATCACTCATTATTAAGGCTGATACAAGTCAGGTAAAAACAGCTACCAAAGATTTAAACAATCTATCCAATGCTGGCGGTAAGGCCGAGAGTTCGTCTAAAAGCCTTGCTACTTCATTCGGTGCAATGAGGGCGGCATTGCCTGTTGCTGGCATAGGTTTATTAGCTGCATCTATGATTAAGTCTGCTGATGCGCTAACTAAGTTTTCAGCCCAGTTAAGAAATGCCACATCATCACAAGCTGAATTTGGCGAAGCATTTGACAATGTAAGGCGTATTGCTTCAAGCGCACAAGCACCTATTGAGGCAGTAGGTTCTACTTATGCAAGGCTTTCAAATGCTTTAAAAGATTTAAACGTAACACAGACGCAAGTTTCTGATGTAGCTGAAACCGTAGCATTAGGTTTAAAAGTAAACGGCGCATCAGCAGAAGAAACAGCATCAGCAATGTTGCAGCTTTCGCAGTCTTTTGGCTCAGGAAAGATGCAAGGTGATGAGTTCCGTTCAGCAATGGAATCAATGCCATCACTCATGCGTGAAGTGGCTAAGACCATGGGGGTTAATGTTGGCGAGCTTAAATCATTAAGTTCAGAGGGCGCAATTACATCAGAGGTGCTATTAAAGACCTTTAACAATCCTGTATTACTCGCAAAGTTAAGAGAGCAAGCCGAAGGCATGAAAACCATTGGCGGATCAATGACCGAGGCAAAGAATGAATTACTTTTGTTTGCTGGCACGATGGCGCAAAAGACAGGCATTGTCAGTGGGTTTAATTTCATTATTGATGCTGGCACAAATACGCTAAAAGGTTTTAATGACCAATTAACTACTGGTCAAACAAGGCTGCAAGGATTTCTGCCCGCATATGA